CTGGCTTCAACATCCCTTCCCAACGATTGAATGAAATTGCCCCGGGCGTGTTCCGTTTTATTCGCCGCCATCGCCTTGATAATATTCCGGCTCATGGATTCAACGGAACAACCGCTGCGCTTCGCGGCCAAAATCATGTCTTCGCTTTCCGGCGACGCTTGCGCCATTTCGTCAAGCGCGAGCATCCTTTCGCGTTCCGCTTTAACGCCCATGCGATAAGCGGCCTGGGCGTTCGCGCCGACAGGAATCGCTTCCGGTGAAGCGGCGACAAGCGGCTCAACGAACTGCGTGCTGCAATCAGGGCAAGTCAAAACATAGCCCTCGGTTCCCGCGGTATCCGTCCCGGTCTGCGCTGTCGCGGTGTCGTAATTAAACTCACCGCCGCATCCCGGGCATACCGCCATCGCAAGTTCGGCTTTCGGCTTTGCCGGAAGCTTCGCGTTTGGTTTCGCGGGCAATTTCGCTCCCGGTGTTCCCGGAGCCGCAGGAGTTCCCGGCGCAGGGGCTTGGGCAGGGGCTTGAGCCGGAGCAGCCGGTATTGTCCCCTGTCCGTTTGTTTCGCCTAACGGAACCGCTTCCTGTGTTTCTGTACCTTCGGAACCGTCCTGATTCGCGTCAGTGTCCCAAATGTAATCCGACCCGCAATGCGGACACGTTACGGTGAACAGTGCCGCCCTTACGTTGCTTGGCATTCTGCGCGCAAAGGCTTTCGCCCCGGGCGCTTGCCCTTCCGCTGGCTGCCCTTCGGTTTGTCCGGCAATAACCTCGCCAGTTTCGGTGTTCAGATTTACCGCGCCGCCGCAACTCGGGCAGACGGTTTCAGTAAATACTATTTCCGCTTTTGGCTTTGGCTGGACAATGGCAGCCGGGTTTTTCTTCTTGCTGAAAATACCCATAGAATTTCCTCCCTCTCTCTTAGAGATTATTTTTCCGGCAGTTTTTTCTGCTGCCATGTTGAACATTGTGAAATCAATCTTCCGCCCCTTGTAGTTGTAAACGCCGGGCGCGATGCTCGCGGCGGCTTCAAGCGGAAGTTTCGCGTCCGGCGTAATGGCGTTGGCAAGCCCAAAGGATATCGCTTCATCTGCGGTGAGCCACACGCCGTTCCCGTCATTGCCGTTCATAAGGGTGATTATTTCTTCCCTTGTTTTTTTGGTTTTTCCCATGTAAGCGGCAATCATCGGTTCTTTATACTTTTCCAAATCGCTTAAAAACTGCCTCGCTCCGTTTTCGTTGACATAACCGGAATTGGACATCGCAAGGTGAACAAACAGCATTGACGCGTAAGACATATAAACCAGATCGCAGGCGCAAATAATAATCGTTCCCCCGGAAGCGGCGCACCCTTCGACATACGCTATTTTTCTTTCGGGCCTGCTCTTCAAAATGTCGTGTATGGCCAGTGAAGCGAACATATCGCCGCCGTTGGTAAAAATATGAATCTCAATTTCATTTATTTTTCCCAGCGCGTTCAATTCTTTTGCGAAAGTGCCGGGCGTTGTTTCATCGCCCCAAAATTGAATACTGTCTATGTCGCCGTAAATATCTATGCGCCCGATATTGCCAATGCCGTTTTGCGCGCGCAATACCTTCATCGCGTAAAATTTTGGTTTGGGCATTTTAATTGGTTTGGCCATTCTGCATACCTCCCTCTGTGCTTCCGCTGTCAGCCGCGGCCATCGCTCCGGCAGTCGCCGTCATTCCTTCCGCCGCGGCTCTTGATAAACCAGCGGCAACAGCCGCCTCTATTTCGCGTTTTCTTATGCTCAGGTTTTCCATGTAATCGCCGCCGTTCAATTCGGACGTCGCCTGTCCCGCAGTCGCGAATCCCAATGAAACCTGTTTTTCCCACGCCTGCACTTGTTTCATCGCGTCCACTTGCGGCAATCCGGGACCGTTCCATTTCGCCCTCGTGTACGCCCGGCGCATAATGGGATTGTCGAAATACCCCGGCGCGAAAATCCAGCCCCGCGCGACCGCTTCATCCATGAACGCCTCGTAAATGGGCTGGCAGAAATCATTGACAAGCCCCGCGCGCAATAATTTGAATTCGGTGTTCGCCATATTCATCGCCGCCATGCTCGCGCTGAATGAAGCTTGGAATTTTTGTATTAACAACTCGTAAGGAACGCCGGTTGTCGGCCCCATTAACTGGATAACGCTTTCGACAAACGGGGCGAACGCCGTATTCGGCCTTGTGGATTGAACAGGCTCAGGCTTCTCTCCCTTCCTCGCGTACTGGACAATGCCGTTTCCAAGGGTGATTAAATTGTCGTCTCCGTCTGTCGCGTCATCTTCTAACGCTTCCATTTCTCCGGCTGTCGCGTCCGGGTTTTCGGAAGTTATTACCAATGTGAATAACGCCTGTATCTGCGCCGCGACCGTTTCCGCTTTCAGATAACGGTCAAGCGTAAGGCAGAGTTCAATAATCGGGGCTATTAAGGGAATACCGCGCCGCTGTCCCGGGCGCAAAGTTTCGGTAAGGTGAAGCACGTTCGGCAATCCGGTTTCGGCGCCGTAAGCCGGAATAAAAATCCAGCGCGGCTGTTCCACGCCGTGCCAGTTCCTCCGATAAGTCGCGTTTTTGTGCGGGCCGGTATAGAACCAGTATCCGACAACATGACCCCATTCCGATATTTCAACGCCGCCCAAAACATCGTTGCCCAACATTTCATGCTCTACCCTCTGCTGTCCTTCCGGCGTTGCGACGCAATCAGCTTCAATGGCTTGTATCTTCAAACTGAAAGGCGCGTTACGCCGTTCAAAACGCGGCATGGTTACAAAGCAGTCGCCGCTTTCGTTCTGCGCCCTGAATACGAGCCTTGTAAGCTCATAAAAATTATCGCGGCGCGCGCAATCGCAATTCGGAGTTTCCGCGAATGTTTCCCAATAACGCAAAACTTGAGACTTCCATAATTTCGCGGCTTCGGGCGTCATATTCAGCAACTCGACATCGGGAACAGGTTCCGGCCTTAAACCGTCGCCTACGACGTTTGTCGTTAATGTTTTATATAGCCCCGCGACAACGGGCGCCTCCATCGACAACTGCCTTGAGCGTTGTCGGATAACGGGCAAGTGCTGGACAATATCGGAATCGGGATCGGCTCCCTGCCATTCCCAGCCTTTGAAAACTGGTTTCGTCAATGAAGCCGCTGCGGAAGAATAGCCGGAAGCCAATACCCTGTTGGCTTTTTTTGAAATAGGTTTTCCGTATTGGTCAAGAATTGTTACCTTTTTCATTTACTCCCTATCCGACCGTAACCACTCTGCGGAACCGACCGCTGCCCCCGGACAGCGCCGCGATTTCATCTTCCAATTCCTTTTTCCATTTCCGTAATTCCGAAAGGTTCGCTCTGGTAAGGCTTCGGGAACCGATTGCGTAAGACTGGGCGCCGCCCAAAATCGTTTTTATCGCCTTATTGACATCAACGAGTTCTTTTTTACGTTCCGCCAATCTCTCAGCGTTTCTTCTTTTCGCCATTGTTCCCCTCCGGGCATAAAAAAAAGCCCGCAGGGACTAAAAGAGGAGATTCCTCTCTCAGTCTCTACGGGCTTCCGCGTTTTCGGTCAGCCGAAAATTAAACTATAATCAGACTATAGCGTTATTGTTCAAAGCTGTCAACAATTATTTTACAGGTTTAACGGCTTTCCCCGCGCCGTGCTTTTTTACCGCGCATACCGTTTTCCCCTTCTGAACGTCCACGCCCATGGTTACAACGGGTTTTTCGTCATCAAACCTGAGACGCTTCTGTATGCTCAAATCAAGTTTGTTTGAAGCGGCTGAAATATTTATCGTAACGCTGCCAAAGTCCACATCGCGGACTACTTCCCTGATAATCTCAAGGTCTCCATCGGTCAATTCCATATCCCCTCCCTACAGGTCTATGCCTTGCGCCCTGGCTTTCTGGTTCTTGCTCTTCTTTTTATTCGGCCTTGCCGTTTCCTCCGCGGCGGCATTTGCCGCTTTTTTTTCTTCCGGCTGCGCGGACCACGGCTCCCTTACATATATTTTCTTTAACAGCAAATCGTCATTCGGCGACATGATGCGCAGGGCAGCCCTCGCGTACACCCGGCAGTCAAACGATTCGTTTCTGGCTCCCGCGGCCTTATGCCATTCATATACGGCGTACCCTTTTTTATTTTGTATAATCACCCTTTTCTCAGCCGTCAGCATTTCAAAATACGCCGCGTCATATCCCTTTACCGGTATATCGTCCTTGTCTTTAGGAAAATGGCAGTACCCGTCCCCCGGCTGTCCGATTTTAAGCCATGACAAAATATCGGCTTTCACGCCGTCAACGCCGATGATGAATAATCCTTTTTCCTTGTTTTCTTTTGACGGCCTTGTCAGCGGCAATTTGTCGCCGCCCTGTCCTTTAATCGGGTACACGCCGCGCGTCTGCCGGGCTTTGCAGTACGCGTAAACCTGCGGCGTCATGTGTCCGCCAGTGTCAACCGCGACACGGCTTATCCGTATCCGTTTCCCATTTCCGTAAGACCATGCTTTGGACAATAAATCGTCAATGCGGTTCCACACTTCGCCTTGACGCGGATCTCCGAATATTTCACCGTACTCGATTCCCCATGATTCAAAACCAACGCCCCATCCCACAATTTCATAAGCGAGCCTGTTATCCTGCGTGTCAACGCCCATCGTCAAAACGCAAACGCCGTCAGGCAGTTCCGCCAGATAAACTTCCCGGCGCGATTCAAGCGCATGGGATTCTACCACTTCGCCTTTCAGTTCCCATGTTTCGGCAAGCCGCGAATTGACAAAGGATATCAGCAAAGAATAATTCCCTTTTTTCGCCGCGGCGTTCGCCTCCACAAATTCCTCTACCAGCTTGTCCCATGTGTCAATCGGATGATCCAGCGCGTTAATGTGATACCCGATAATTTTTTCATCTGGATTTTCTGCTATCCACATTCCACCTCCAGCCTCCCACTCATGCCTTGTATGCAATTTATCGCAATAAGGGCATCCCATTTTCATCGTTTCAAAATTAAGCCGCCGCCAAGAAAATTGCGACCATTCCCCGCATGAAGGGCATTTATGGCTCCATCGGTGTTTGGTCGATACTTCAAATACATCCTCAATCCGGCTATGGTCCTTTATCGTCGGCGTTGACGTGTATATGCTTTTCCTGTTCGGAAAGTTCGTCTGCATTTTTTCCGCGATTGAAATAACATCGCCCTGCTTTGACAAGTCTTTCGGGTATTGGTCTATCTCGTCAAAATACAAAATCGGGACCGGCATTGATATGATGCCCGCCGTGCTGTTCGCTCCCGTCAGGATTAAAAACATCCCGATACATTCTTTATATAAAATCTTGTTTGACGAATCCCTGCTTTTGTCATCGGGAACCAGACCTTTCAGGCATGGCGTGTCGCGGAACATATTCGATACGCGGATCTTGCTGAACTTTTCCGCCAGTTCCCCGGTCGGCTGTATGACCACGACAGGTGAAGGGTTCGCGTAAATCAAATAGCCAAGATAATTCAGAAACACCGTTGACTTGCCCATTTGCCGCGCGGCAAGGAATACTATCTTTGACACCGTTGGATCTGTCAGCTTATCCATTATGTCCACAAGGTACGGCGTTCGTTCATTGTCCCACGGGCCGGGTGTTGCGGTTTCCTCGTTTGATAATATCCTGTATTTCTCCGCCCATTCCCAAACTTTCATATCAGGCGCGGGCTTTATTATTTTTAATAACGTGAGAAATAAATTTGCCGTATTCTCAAACTCAGTCATCCTCATCGGTTTCAGTTTCCTCCGCGTCCAATCCGTCTATATATTCCCCAACATCCGTCTTTAGAGTTTCAATGTCGTAATTCGTTATTTCATAAAGTATTTTGTCCAGTTGTTTTTTTATCACTTCCGCAATTTCCATCACGTTCTTTTTGTCTACCACCTTCGTTGCCAATCCCAAAGGGAACGATTCAAACCCCGAATGAATACGGCTGAATATAGAACCGAAAATAAACTTTATGTCATCGGTATGATGAAGCTCCCCGCGCGCGCGCTTCACTTTTATTTCTTCCAGTTCCCGTTTCGCCGAAAGTTGCCGCAACTTTTCTTCTGCCGTCCTGTCCGCTTTTTCCCGGTAATACTTGAAAATCTTATTGACGCATACCAACAGATCGTATTTGTTTCCATCGCCCTTGCTTACCGAGTACGGCTCAATCACGCCCTGCTGCTGAAAATGCCGTATCATTCTGATTTCCACGCCCACGACTTTTGCCAAAAGAGAAATGTTTACAAGTATCGGTTTCGGCTTCTCAGGCTCTTCCTTCTTTGCCCGGGGCGCCTTCTGCGGAGACGCTTCTTTTTTCTGTTTTACCGCCGCTGGTTTTTTGGGAGTAACAGTTTTTCGCGTCGCTTTTTCCTTTACCTTCATCCTTTCCTCTTAAATTTCTATGATGTGCAACAGAATATGAAAAATTTTCATGGCTGGAGCTCGTTTGGGGTCAAGGGCACCCTCGCTCTGTATTCCGCTTACAGTACCTTAAATTTTTTGAACGCCGTCCAGATTTATTTTTTCGGTTTTATAAGCGATTGCGGGCAATGCAAGGCAGGGCAGGGAAAAAGAGTTGGCTACGATTGATACAGTATACAGAAGGAGACGCAGGAAAACAAGGGCTTATTGAGCGTTATAGGAAAAAACCAACTGTATATGAGGGATTGCGGTATTAACTACCGGCATATAATAGCGGATAACCTTGTCCATATACTCCACATAATCTCTATGAACAAGCTGTGCAGGAACGCCGCGGGCTATGGCTTCATTACAGGATTTTGCCATGCGTTCTGCCTGATTTTGTATTTGGGTTTCTGCCCATTCTCTTTGGGCATTCCTCTCAATAAGGACTTCACACGGCCTGAGCATTTACTACTCCAAAACCTGTGGTTTCCTTGAATATTTCCACGGCCTTATCATAAGGGTATTTTGCCATTAAGACAGCGAATAAAGGGTGAGAATAAGAACTATTAAAAAAGGCTTTTCTCGTTTCTTCTTCATTACGAGGAGCAAATAATTCTCTTAAATCAAGTTCGCCTACTTCATTTTGTTTCAGCATTATATTCCTCTTTTCCATTGGGACAAACTAAAAATCTGTGTTTTACCTTGTCCAAATCTTCTTTCACCCATTCTTTTCTTTTGTTAAGGTCTGCTATAACGGCATCAATTCTTTTTTCAAAATCTTCTATACGGCCTTGATAACCTTCCAAATCTCTTACCAAGTTGCCAGTCATGTTCTGGGAACGCTTTTCAATCATAAATGATTTATATTCTTCTTTCAGCCATGCTTCACTTTCAAGCATTGCACGATAATTTTTATAATCTTCTTCCTGAAAACTCATACAGGCACTATCTCCATAACCCCATAATTCTTTATTCTTTCCTGTATCTGCTCTTCATTCAATCCCATACTCCGCAGATATGATTTATAGGCTTCCAATTCATGGCGCTGGACTAATTGTATCGGATTATCGGTTCCCATAATTTACCCGGCTTTTTCCATTTTTTCAAATTGCACAGATGATTCAGCGGTAAATCCGCAATTACTGCAATATGGCTGCTTCTGCGTAATGGGTATTGGCTTTACTTTTATATGCCCGGTATTAACGTCGATATATACTGTCGGCTTTTTACATTTCGGACATATTAAATCAGGATAGTGTTGCGGTGTAATACAATACATTCAAGCCCCCAATTTCGCAGTCTATAAGCAGTAGGCCAAGGGATCATAGGGGCACTATCATCAACCTGTAATTTATCAGGCTGGGTCGTTGCGGCATTCCCTCCCCCTTGGGCTGCTTAATAAAATAATAACATACACTTGCATTTTACGCAAGCGTTTTTTTACGATTCCAAAACTTTCAGCTTTTTAATTACCTATGAGAACGTATAACAGTCTATACCTTTCGCAGATACATTTCCTTTGAATAGCCTGTAGAACGCGCGGCCATGAGCTTGAGGAACTGTTCCTTTGAGAGATCGGACAGCCTGAACACCTCT